TTTGTACATTTGTTTAGTAGGAAAACAAGGGTTAATATACTCTACAATTTTATAATCTTCCATAATTTAATTTTTATTTGTTACATATATATTATCAATCTTTTATCGTATTTAGATTGTAAATTAATATTCGTCTTCACATTCATTCCAATCGGCATGTTCGCCGCAATCCGGACATATATCTATATCGTCCCAACAATCCGAGTATGCACCACAACAATCACTTTCCATAATTTATTTACTTTATTTAATTAATACTTTAACTTCTTAAGGCAATAGCCGCGTTTTTAGCTCCTTCTAAGAACTCTTTTTTTACTTTTAATAATACCACTCTAAATGCACTTGAATAATTCACCATAGTTGTTTGTTTTATTTATTGTTAAACACTCTTTCATCTCTTTTATTTTTATAATCAAAATATGCCCATATCGCTTGGTTAATACGGTCAAGTTCACATTCACCACTTAAATAGAGACTAACCGCATTGTAAAAATCCATTAACTTCTCATCAACATAAGTAAAATCTTCTTTAAATATATCCAATTCGTCACCTTGCATATAATTTAACCCAATTACTTCGTTATTTGATCGAATAATTAACACATAACGATCGTCACCCGGACACCATACTATTTCTTTACTTTCTACTATTTTATAATCCATACTATTGTTTGTTTTTGTTACACTTATATTATCATTTTACTATCGTATTCGTTTTGTAAGAAGGTTGTAATTTATTTACTCAATTTAAAGAGTATACGGGTATTATAGAGTATCTCTCTACTTATTACCATATTTTATTTTATTAACTTTAATTTGTTCTAAAATATCTTCAATTTCGTCTAATAAGTTATCATATCCGCCTACTCGGTCAATTTCTTCAAAGATTAGGTCTTGTAATAAAGAAACTTGTCTTGGTGTTAATTCTAAAGTCATAATTGTTATTGTTTTGATTCATATATATTATCATTTTGATCTCGTGTTGATCTTGTAAGGGCTTCTTGATGGGTGATTGAGTGAATAGTGTATAGCATTTTACTTACGGAGCGTAGCGGAGTCTACTCTTCCGACTCTATTGCAAGGTCAGGCCGTGTGTATAGCAAAAAAATAAGATAAAAGAGTGACATTAGCTTATTAAACTAATAATGTAGTAGGCTAACGTCGCACTATTTTAAGTTAATTCTCTTGTTCAAGAATGAATCTTATGTAGTTACCTATTTTTAATTGATTAGAATACGATAACAATGTGTATTCATTACTTCTTGTGTACTTGTAACCGTGCTTAAGGGCTAATTTATAAGCTAATTCTTTTATATTCATAGTTTTATATTTAATTACATTTATATTATCATTTAGAGACCGTATTTAGACCGTAAGTGGTGTATAGCATTCGAAGAATACAATGATTACAGCGTGTTGAGGTTCCTCTCGGAGAGTTGTAGTAGAGATTTATTTAACCTCTACATCCAACGCTTCAATAGTAGCCAAATGTCTTACATTACTTGGCATATCGGTTGATTGTGACCAATATTCTCTTTTGATCCAACATGGCATTATGGATAACTTTGGTAGCATTACATTTAATACTTCGTCGTGATTGTAAGTTACTCGTTGATTTTTATTATTAACGAATGTTATTACTTGGTTACGTCCTAACCATCCTTTTCGTACTACAAAGTTAGCTCGTTCGATCGGCGGGTATATCTTAGCCAAGTCTTCCGGACTCAACTTCGCAATCGCTTGAGTTAATAATTCTTTATTAGTTAATACTACTTCTTCAACTACTTCAATTTCTTTTACTTTCTTATTCATAATTATTATATTTATATTGTTGTTATCTTGTTACATTTATATTATCAATTACTTATCGTATTTTAATTGTAGATTAGATCTTTTTGTTCTTTAGTTAAGTCATTACGTTCAAGCATTTCAAGTTTTAAAGCGTGATATGCATATTGTACTTCGATTTCTTGTTTAGAATCAATGTCCGCTAATAATTCTTTTGCTTCATACAGTAAGTCTAAAACTTTTACTACTATTTTTAAATCATTCATAATTATTATATTTATATTGTTATTTAATTTCATTTATATTATCAATTTCATTCCGTATTAAGATTGTAGATTAATCTTCATATTCAAGTTCTATAGTAATTAGAACATCGATATATTCTAATAATACTTGGTCATTTGTAAGTTTTCTTAATTCTTGTAATTTTTTTAAATTTGTCATTTTATTATTATTTATATTCATATATATTATCATTATTAAATCGTATTAAGACTGTAGAGGATTATAAGACCTTATATTTATGAAGATTTCTAGTTAAGATTTTATCTATCTCTTCTAAGTCTTTAGAATTTATTATTAAATTTGAATTCAATATTTTAAATTCAAAGTTTAATTTATTAGAATTAATTAATTGATTATTGATAATTGATCGAAAATTTTGATTGATTTTTAATATCATTTTATTTATTTTAATAGGTTAGGAATATGGTTTATAAATTGTATTAATTCCGATAGGATCAATGGATCTTGGGTTTTAGAATATTCTTCAATTAATTTCTTCACTTCTTTTTGGATAAATTCTTTCATAATTATTATATTTTAGATTCATATATATTATCAAATATACTTCGTATTCGTCTTGTAAGAGGTGCTATACACGCTTCGCTCGCACACTCGCACGCTCCGCTCTGTCCATTCCGACACTCAGAGAAGTAACTTAGTACCTATATATTATCACCATCACCCCGTACTCGTCTTGTAAATGCTATACACGCTTCGCGTTGCTCGCTCCGCTCGCTTATATTTACTCATCAGATTACAGCGTGTTGAGGTTGTATCGTGCACCTCACGTCGTCATACACGTATGATTAAGATATATATTGCTATCACATCACACGTTCATACATCGCATCACACACGTATCCTATGCGTCTCACGTGATCTACATGCAGCGAGCACAGTCATGACCCTAGCTATTCCCGGAATACTCGCAGGGTTTGGGAACCTGTAATGGGCGTACAGATCCAGTTCCTTAAAACTTGGGGGACCCGGGTAAACCAAATGCGTTTCCCTTTTTCACGGAGAGATCTGAAATAGGTGTATAACCCCTTTCTTATATATTTGTCATGCACTTTTTTTCTACACTTGCCTTTCATATATTTTTTGTAAAAAATTTTTTTAATATTTTTTTTGCATCTTATTATAATAACTATACGTCAGTTGGTTATAATAACTATACGGAAAAGAGTGACATTAGGTAGTTATATATATTAGTAGTAGGCTAACGTCACACTGTAAATATTGGTCTATATGCGTAATTGTATAAACTATACCTAATAATTGATTTATGGCTTTTAATTTAAGATCACAAACTAATATACTTCCTGCGCATTCTCCCTTGCATAAGCAGAAATTATCCCCTAAAGCGGCTAAGGCAAAAGCAGCTAGAGATTTAGCGTTTGCGGAAACTCCGGAGAGAAGAGCAAAGAAGGCGGATGATCAAAGAAGGCATCGACATGACCCTAAGGGAAAGGGTAAAGATTGGGACCATGAGGATGGTAGATGGGAAGATGCTCATGATAATAGGGGCAACGATGGGAATGGTACAAAATCGGAACATGGTAAAAAATATAAAATAAATAAAAAATCATAATAATATGGCAATAGTATATAGTTACCCAAAGGTAGCTCCCGCATTGGATGATCTGGTTGTAGGTAGCTTAATGGGAAAAGATGGACATCCAACTAAATCTTTTTCTATTAGGGATATAATTAAATTAGTGGATGTATCTGCTGTTACATTACAACAAGTATTAGATAACAATCATGAGTTAGTTGATGGAAATAACTTTCAAGGGACAGACGCTGGAATTGGAAATACAGGTAGTTTTGTTAATGCTTTCGGATATGAGACTGCTATTAATAATGGGGGAAAGGCCGTTAATGCTTTAGGGACTAATGCTGCTGGATCAAACTCAGGAGATGCAGTTAATGCTTTTGGTGATAATGCTGCTTTAAATAATACTGGGTTTAGAGTTAATGCTATAGGGGAAGATGCTGCTAGCGATAATATAGGAGGTAATCTAAATGCTATTGGAGCAGCAGCGGCTCAAGGAAACACAGGAAGTCATGTGAATGCATTTGGATATAGTACCGCTAACTCAAATACAGGAGATAATGTAAATGCGTTAGGAAATGGAGCTGCTAGTGCTAATATAGGAAATAATGTTAATGCTTTAGGACTTGAGGCTGCTCTTAATAATGAAGGAAGCGACGTTAATGCATTTGGATATGGAGCTGCTGGATCAAACACAGGATATAATGTTAATGCTTTTGGAAACAGCGCGGGTTCTGCGAATGGAATATCAGGAGCAACAATATTTTCAAATGACACAATGCCTTCATATTTAGATTATGCTGCTGCTTCTACCGCTATAACTGTGCCCAATGGAGGTTCTGCAAATTGCACATACTTGTATCACGATCAAACAACAAACTCAATAGGAGCTGTAAGACTATAATAAATAAATAATATGGCGCATAAATGTACTTGTGGGACAGATAAAAAATCCCCAATAAAGAAAACAGCGGCTTGGACCCGCAAAGAAGGTAAAGATGCTAAAGGCGGATTAAATGCAAAAGGAGTTGCTAGTTATAGAAAAGAGCATCCGGGCAGTAAATTACAAATGGCGGTTACTAAAAAACCATCGGAACTAAAAGCAGGTAGTAAAGACGCTAATCGTAGAAAATCTTTTTGCGCTAGAATGTCTGGTATGCCTGGTCCTATGAAAAAACCTAATGGTGAACCTACAAGAAAAAAATTAGCATTAGACAAATGGAATTGTTAAAAAGAAAAGATGGATAAAAAACCAAACATGGCCTATGGGATTCTATAAAAGAAAATAAAGGTAGTGGTAAAAAGCCTACAAAAGCAATGTTAACTGAAGCCAAAAAAATAAAAGCTAAAACAAAAAAATAATGGCAATAATATATAGTTACCCTAGAAATGCGGATATACTTCCTACAGATATTATTGTAGGA